TAAAAAAATGGGTACTATTTTCATAATACCCATCTATTATAACACATTGTATATAATTTGTCAACCCTTATTTATACAATAAGTAGATTAATATTACAGGATTCAAAGTCTTTCAGATATAAGGATAGTTCGCAGATTTCAACGTTGTTTTGAACTAAGGGAATACCATAAATTGGTGTTTGGATAATCATTGGTTCGTAAAGGGCGGGCCAGAGTAAAGGGGCCGCGAGGCCCACTATACACATACCGAAAACTAAAAGGCCGATTGCCCAGTTTCGGATTGTTTTAATCATATCTTACTGCTCCGTTTCTTCTTCTTTATAGTGAAAAGAAACTTCATAACCAGCTTCTTGCCATTCTAAAACTGTTCTGCAATAAGTTCTAGTAATTTGTGTATAGCCAACACCTTGTACTTTAACACGAGCACAATAGCGTCCTTCTTCATCTGGATCTGGAGTAGTAGTATAAGAGTCAGCTGCTACAGCTGGTAGAGTAAATAGTAAACATACAAATGCAATTAGATTTTTCATTTCAAGAAAATCTCCTATAAAAGTGTGGGGGAATAAATTTTATGTTGTTACCTTAAGTAACACGTTTATATATAACGGGAAAGTCACTTTTTATATTAAAGTTCTGTTAAGGTTTACTATAAATTCTAGAAATACTTAGACAAAAATTAAACTTCTTCAAATAATACTTCTTCAACATATTGGTTCTTACGCTCTTCGGATATCCCCATTGCAAGGATTGAAGAATGAAGCATCTTATTCATTTTCTGATTACGACAATATTTGTTTTGTGCTTCAATTGTATTGAGATTTTTGTTTCGTTGGTAAACAGGGTTCTCCATTTCTGTACAATAGAATGAAGCTAAGTTTAAAGCCATTTGACAGAGTTGGTCTGTTTCTTCACCTTCGCGAATTGAACCTGCACCTACGATATTTGGGCTAAATATTTCCTGTGCCCATGCTGGCATCTCTCTAGCACGAGTCCATAATAACCCTTCAGTCTCATAATTAAATTTATCTAGGAAAGGGTGCGGACCTTCTACAATAGGAGAATAGTCACAGAAGCACCCTGAGATTTTTTTCGGATTAGCTACAATATCTAAACCAAAGATTGGTAAATTAACATGTGGCTGTGGAAAAATATTGATATGCATGAGCCATAATTTATTCTTACCGACTGGTTCAATTGTTTTTAAATGAGCCTTTCGTATAACATCGCTCTTCCAAAACCAGTCACTCCAACCTTCTAAATCTGCAGTGTGTTTTGGATTTTTGTATTCTTGCATGTTTGCACCAAAAAGGCAGCGCAAACGAAATGACAGATCTCGTAATCTGTCAAATAATTCTGATTCTATCATTAGTCGTATTGTGTGTTAAGTTCTGCTAATATGGTTTCACTACTATCATAATCTTTTGGATTATCGTGATAGAGTTCGATTAATTCAAAAAACATACGCTCTGCGAATTCAAAACAAATTTTAGCTTCATCAGCCATACTGTCGTCAAGTAATTCTCTGACTCCAGCAATCAGCCCTTTTCTATCGTCAAATTCATACATAGCTCCATTACCAGGAACATGTTTCTTAATAATTTGACCACCATGAGCATCACCAAAATGTCTTACATATAGGTGAGCTAATAAACCGTTGTTGTTATTGTCTTCGTAGAGGACGTCGATGTGTCTTTGATATTCAACAACGCTTTTCAAAGGTTCTTCAACCTCGGGCAAATCATACATATTTTCTAATTCAATCAAATCATCTTCAATTTGAGTTGACCTAAAGATTGATTCTAATTCGATTGGAACTTGAACTGCACTTTCAAGCGCTGAATAATTTGCTAATTGAGCAGCTAAATATTGTTGATATAATCTTGGTGGAATATTACCACTCAAAAGCATATCAGCAAATTCAGTACGTTCTGCGTTGTCGTGATGCTCTTTTGTTAAAGCTTTAAGATTGTTTGACATTGACCACTCCCTCATAATATTGGTGTTCGTACATTTTTATTTATAAATAGAAAAATAGTCATGCTTATTTGAAATAAAAATTAAAAGGAGAATTTGTATGCTAAATCTAGATATGTTAAAAGGATTTGTTAATCTTGGAAAGGATTGGGTCCTTGACAGAATCGGAGAAAGAACATCATGGGATGGTGGTTTAATTATTGCCGTCTGTGGTGGATATTTACTTTTCGGTGGAATCATCGAACTAGTAGCATGGGGTGGATTACTCTATGGTGCTTGGACTTTATGGAAATCTGAAAATGTCTGATGAAGAAAAGAAAGTAGTAGCACATCATCCTGCTGATACTAACGGAGACGGAAAAGTTTCTGAAATTGAGCACGATATGTATCTTGAGTTCAAAAGAAAAGAGCTTGAAGATGCAGATGCAATGCGTGATGCTCAAAGAAGTATGGCTTGGTTTTCTTTATATGGAATGCTACTATATCCAGTACTCGTAATTGGTTCTAACGCAATCGGTTATGAAAAGGCTGCTGATATTTTAGGCGATATGGCAGGAGTATATTTTATTGCTGTTGCTGGTATTGTTGCTGCATTCTTTGGTGCGCAAGCATGGACGAAGAAGTAAAATCGACCTGTTCGCGTTGTAAAAAGAAATATCCGGTACTACACATGGTTCGGATACGTTTAAAGACTTTATGTAATAAATGTGCTGACCATGTTGTACTAACTGATAAGTGCTTTCGCTATTAGAAAAAGAGGGACCTCTTAGGTCCCTTTTATTTCGTCATAAACTTTTGTAATTCGCTGCACCGTTGAGGTGTCGTGATAATCACCATCTCTAAAATCTCTAATGGATGTTTCCTTAACTAAATACCCATCTTGTATTTTATAGTTAATAATTTCTTTTCTAAACACACCATCCATTTTATCAAGTGCAGTTCTGAAAGGTCCTGCTGAAAGTGCGTCATAAGGTTTTGTTGCGTCGTCAATAATTTTCTTTTTAACGCTAGTGAGTACTTCGACGTTGTGTCCTTTATAGTTTGGCATAATTTATTCCTCGTCAATTACTGGAAAAGGTTCTGGTGTTAATGTAACACCGTCAATTGTTACGGAAAGTTCCTCGCCTGGTATTAACCATTGGCCAACTTCTGTAAATTCTGGGGGTGTATAATTTTCTGTGTTTGAAGCTTCATGTTCGGTTGACCAAACATAATTATTAGCATCAATATTATCTACAAATGTTTCTACATAAGTATCTGTTAAATCGTCCGATGAATAAGCAATAACAAACCATTCGCGTGTTGTATCGCCATTGACCCACTGGTCACCATCTACTAGCGGCGAACCGTCAGGTCTTGTTGTTGGTTCTGTTGTTGTGGTGATTATTACGTTATTGCTCATAAGAAATTACTGTACATTTGAAAATCTAAATAGTTAGAGAAAGAGACTGTACCCGGCCATCTATATGCATAAATTCTGCGTCTTGAAGAATCTCCAGTTACAATTTTGTATGGCCCAATATCTTGTCCAAATTGTATACCAAATCTGTGAACATATGCACCATTATTCATGCCAACAATAAATCCTCTTTGATATGGTGCTGGTGAACAAGCTTGTGCTTGGTATGTATATGGACTACCGAATCTATATGTTTGAATGTAAAGTCTCCAGCCGTTAAAGTAATACCAAAAAAGTTTTTCTATAATAGTACCGCCATTAGCGTCATGTCGTTGTGTACCATCACTTGCTAATCTGCCGCCTGGGTTATTAATAGGATTAGCATAAGTTCTAAACTGCCAACCTAATCCAAAGCCATTCCTTTCTACTCTATGGTTAAAAGTGTTAACTGAAAAGAAACGGTAAGTGAATCTCATGCCGCCCCAATAGCGATACTTACCACGGAGCTGGCTCATCTGAATTGTACCAGATGTTGGAACTTGATAAGCACAACCGTAGTATTCGTTCATACCTATATTTCCACTGCCACCAAATTCAGCTTGAACACGGTCTAACCCTAATGAGCCTGAGCTTGGTGTGCCGCCTGTTGGATTAAATGCCAATTGTGTCTCCTACGAAAGTTCTTTTTTAACTATCTCTCTAACTTTATCGAGACTATACCATAACCCGCTATACATCGTTTGTCGACCGTTTGGGTCGTCAGTCCATTGTACATAATAACGTTTATAGCCAAAGATACGGTCTGAGAAAATCCTTGCGGATTTATATTGGTATTCTAATAGCCTCATAGCTATTTATTCTTGAAGTAATTGAATGAGGCCACTTTCCCAGTTTTCAGCAACATCATTTGCGTATGATTTGCTTTTACCTGGTAGTCTACGCGACTCTACAACGCGGCCGTTTTCAATTAAGTCAACGACATACATTGTATCTGGTCCACCACTTCCGGAATCGTTAGAACCTAATGCTGGTTCTTTACGAATTGAACTTGTTCTACTCACCTAAAACCTCCCATGCTTCTACAGTGTCTAATCTGAATGAGCGCAATGCGTTTTTATCTAATGACCATACTGGAAATGCTTCGGTGCTTGTATTATCAACGTTTACTTTTGTTGTTACACCATTTGCTTCCAATACTGCAGGATTAAGAGTGCACGGCATAACTCTCAATTCGCCTGTGTCAATTTTACGAAAGGACACTGTTACTGTTCCTTTCTTTAATGCTTCTAGCAATTTGCTTTTTTCACTTGTTTCCATAATATATCCTTGATTGGCCTCCTCTGAGAGATTCGAACTCCCGGCCTTGTGGTTCGTAGCCACACGCTCTATCCAACTGAGCTAAGAGGAGATGCTTTGTTTCTTAAAATACACATTGTACATTTAATGAAACAATTTGTGTTATTATAACACGTTAATCTTAATTTGTCAACCCCCTAAAAGGTTAGTCCAAAATTGTATCCACCAAGTGCCGTGGTCTCGTACAATGCCAATACAAAGTACTACGAAAGCTACACCATTCAGAAGAATGAGTGCTCTGTCTTCCCACAAAAGAGAAACCCAGAGCCATAAAAATATACCAACAGCACTAAAATATAAATCAAGCAAATGAAACTCGGTTCCTGCTGACCTAAAAATAATTGCCGATAGTACTAAAACCGACGCGCACCATTTAACGTACCAATCAATTTTTCTTTCACCCTTTTCAGACCGAATCATCAACCTATCTCAACTTCTTCAATAATATTGTCAACAGGCATATCGACGATGATTCCATCAATACGACGAATATAGATTCTACCATCTTCTTCGCGCTCTTTTATACCAACAACTTCCAAGACTTGCTCTTCGTGAAGTTCGTGAGCATATGTAATTCTATATCTGCTCATTAGCATCTTCCTCCAATTTCATTAGTTCTAATGTTTCATTCCAATCTTTAACATGATTTGTTTTACCGTATTGACCTAATTCAATTATCATTCTTAATGGATAATCATTACCGCCGTGGTCGCACTTATCTCCAAAAAATACAAGTTCATATTCTTCATGTAAGTCAGTACCGATAATACTTTTATTTGTTCCTTTTGGGTATATATCAATAGATATTTGCCCACCAATGGATGCTTGTAAATCATCAAATTGTTTTTCAATAACTTGAGCTAATACTTCGCGTTCTTTGTTAACTTTATCCCATTTATAATATTCTTCTCTTTGTTCTCGAGAGCAATCACGACCAACAGTACTTAAGTTAATCATACCTGTGCGCACTTCAACATGAGTGCCAGTTTTGATTGGATATCTTGATTGGTGTATTAAATTATTTAAGAAATGTTTAACTTCGTATGAAGGTTTCCAAGTAGAATTTTTAAGTCTTCGATTTCCTTGCCATATTTCTGCACCATTACATTGATACACAGCACGACAAGTATCGTAAATTTCAAATCCAACTTGCTCAAATGTTTTTGATTTATCAGAACCTGTGATGAGATAAACAGGATATTTTTGTGCGAACGATAAAAAGTATTCTTTAAACTCTGGCACCATTACTCCGCGTGATGGTGTGAGTGTGCCATCAACATCGAAAATATAAGCTTTTTGTTTTTTCATAATTTATACCAAATGGTGGAGCTGACAAGAATCGAACTTGCGACCTACTGCGTGCAAGGCAGTCGCTCTCCCTACTGAGCTACAGCCCCACGATGTTTTTCATAACCTTTTTTCATAGCTTTTTTACGGTCGACAAACGTAGCAGGCTTATTGAACTTATTCAAGTTCTTTGCGACCGGATTCGATTTGTTTCTTTCCATCTTTACGTACTCTTTTGTTTTGTGGACGTTTTTGGTGTCTTAAATGTTTCCACCATTCGATAGTTTTAACACCACCTCTACGTTGACTACTTGAAGCCATTTCAAAGTTTCCTTTGTTTTAACTATTTATTTAGTCTCTATGCTTTTCTATTTTTCTCAAGGTATATCCAGGATATTCACCTGATTCTTCACACAGTAGAGTTTCTTCCCAAACTAATTCATCACCTTCGCTCCAACCCATTTCAACTAATAGTTCATCAGGAATAGGTAGAATCAGTTCTCCAGTTTTTGGGTCTTCTTTAAGACTAACTATGCATTTACTCATGCTCATATCCTAAATGTTCGCCTGGAGAAAAATGATAGCCCATTGCTTTCATAAAAGTTTCGAAGACTTCAATTATATCATCACGACTCAAATCTTTTTCCATTACGTCAATAGTGATTCGTGTATTAGTTGAACTTGCATCTTCGTATGGATGGCATATCAATTGAATATACGGTTTCTCTTCAGCAGGTTTATGATTCCACGTCATTTACTTTTCCACCTGTTATTAATTTGGTGCCTCGGGCCGGACTCGAACCGGCACACCCAAATGGGCGAGAGATTTTAAGTCTCTTGTGTCTACCAATTTCACCACCAAGGCGTGTTTGGCACGCCCACCAGGACTCGAACCTGGAACCTACAGCTTAGAAGGCTGTTGCTCTATCCAATTGAGCTATGAGCGCATTATTACTGGTGCCGACGGAGGGACTTGAACCCCCAACCTACTGATTACAAATCAGTTGCACTACCAAATTGTGCTACGTCGGCTGGTAATCTTGTAACTGCGGCTTCTTAATCTCTCTTGGATTATTCGTCCAGTTTACAAAGTCTGTGTACATATCTGTAAACACATCATTTTCTTGGCAGACTGCTTGAAGTCGTCGACTCTCAGCTAATCCTTTCTGCCAAACGCCATGGTCATCGCTATAATTGTAATACCAATCATGACGAGCCAGAGCGTCGTAATATTCTTCGATAGTCATTCTTCGTTAAGCTCCTTTTCGAATGCTACTACCATCTTGTTTTGTAGACGTCGGGCTTCCTTTTCCCAAGGAGCATCCCAATAGTCTGTGTTCGTGTGGTCCTTACCTTTCCAAACAGTAAGAGCCGAGTCAAGCTCATTACGTGCAAATTGTTTTACATGCACAAATTCATGAGCAAGTGTTGCGAGCCAATTACCATATAGACAAACATCAATAATAAAGTTTCGATTGTCTACAGCTTCACAATAACCTTCTACTGAGCCATCAATAAAAGTTTTCTTATGGAAACGAACTTCGATATTTGAACGAAGTCGATTGATTCCAAGTTGTTTAGTATACGAATAAACAGCAGCTAATGCCATTGCATGCAAATCAATAGGAAGTTTACCGCCACGAGGGCCTGTCATACTTACAATCATTTATTTTGCCTTTGTTGAATTTATGTATACATTCTATCACAGCTGGATGTTGTTGTCAACCGTTTTCTTATATCGAGTTGTTATAAGAATAGACTAAAAAGTAATATTAAAAATGCTAAAGTAAAAGCATATTTGTATAGAAATTCTAGTCCTTTAATAACGATTTTAACTGTTAACACTAATGTGAAAGCACAGATTAACAGATATAGAATAAGCTCCATTAATACGTGTCGCTGAATCCTATTGCGGGTTCAACTCCAAGTTCGACAGATGGGTCAAACTTATCATCGCTAATATAAAGGTCGAATGGCTTTCTGTTTTTAGCCAAGTTCTGAACAGCACGTTCGTTTTTTGCTGCTTCCTTCATAGCTTTGAATTGAGCTTTCTTAGCATCTTTATCCATCTGCTTTTTGATAGCTTTGAGTTCGCGCATTACTGCGTTATAACTTGCTTTTGACATTATACAGCCTCCTTCATTGCTTCGTTAAAGTATTGCTTAAGTTGAACAGCATCAAGAGCAGAGTTACCACCAATGTGCCATTCATACTTTGGATTAGTCATAGCTTCAAGGCCACCATCGTAATCTTTCCAGTTGTAGATAGTTACGTTACGAACAGTGTCAAATTCTAAATCATTGATTTGAAGCTCCCACTCAGTGTCGACTTTACCGTCGCCTGATGTTTCAGTACATTGTGGGTGGCCGAAAACTTGAACAAGTTCGGCATAAGAGGCTTGAAGATAGCCTTGGAGAGAAGTACTCACGAAGTAATCTCGAGGTTCTACAATCACGTTATTCATAATAATTTCCTTTTCCATTAATTTATGAGTACTATTATACATCATATCAAAACAAATGTCAACCTTTTTTTGTAAAAAAGTTGAATTTTTTTAGTCTCGGCTTAGAATAGACCTTGTCAATCCACCAAAAGCCCAACAAAAATACAGGAACAACGGTGTTGCAATAATCAATCTAATACTATCCTTTGTCATGTTGACCATCTCAAGAAAAGAGATGAGTGCGTAAAAGGATAAGCCAATACCAGCAACTAGTGCTACGCCAAAGCCTAAGTCTTTAGCAATTTCTTTATAGTTCATAATTAAACTCCATGTGTCATGTGTGAGTATGCATCATCACATGTATCTATAGGTTCACCGCACATACAAGTGTTTTCTTCGTCAATGTCGGGTGCACCCATCAAAGACCTCATTTGGCCTTCTGATAAAGCTCCACCTTCATTTTCAAATCTCATTTTCGCATAGTCTGCAGCTTGGTCGTCGCTAAGACCATAGTTCTGCTGAGCATGCTCAAAATAACTCTCCATTAACATTTCATTTACGTGGTTGCTCATAATTTCCTCCTTTTCCTTAAGCTACCTGAGAAGATTCCATCCAAACCCGTTTCCATGGTTCGTGGCATCCAGATACACCGATTGCTGAATTGTCACAACCTCGGCCATCGGACCAGATTTCTAAACTCAGAGAATCAAAGTCTGGCTCATTGATGTCCATTTCAAATTCTTCAAAGTCGCCCCATAGAGCTCTTTCGAAGTTTTTCTCAATCACTTTAACAGACATACCGTCGATTCTGAGATCTTTAATAAAAGCTCTGAATCTATCGCCATTCATTTTGAACTCTACTGAGTCGCCACGTTCAATCATATCTTTTCTCATAATATTTCCTTTTTCCAATTTATAAGTATATTCTATATCAAAACAAATGATTTGTCAACCCCTAAACTGAAAAAAACCCATATTTTTTTAGCTTTTTTCAACAAAATCCCCTGCTAATGGGAAAATCTCTGAAATTACACACGCGATTTCTCTTGCGATAAGCATGTGCTCAAGCTGTGTACCATTGCCACTCCTAAGCTCAATAAAATGAATCCAAGAGCGAAGGGTACCATTAACATACATACGAGATAATGTGTTTCCTTCTGGAAGTACTGCACGGGCCTGCTCTTTGGCGATACCATTGCTGATTGCCCAGTTATACGCCTCTTTTGCTGCATCTATAACTTTCCTCTGTTGGTCGAACCACTGTTCCATAAGTCGTTCTTCTTGTGTCTTGTTTCCGCCCTTGCCCATATCTTCCGTGTTTAAGGGAATACTATTCTGCCGGTTTTTCGGGTCCTGTAGTCGAGCTTCTCGATATACAAAGTTCAAATCTTTTGTTGGGTCTGCATATCGTTGGCTGAACTCTTGAAATGAGAAAGAACGATGACGTAAAATCTGACGAGCAATATCACGAGTCGTTTCAATTTCAATACAAGCTGATACCATTTCCAAAGGCGACCAATGTTTATGTTTAATAAGGTACTTAACAAGCTTCTCACTTGTTTCCTTATTATTCTGATTAGACGGGTTACTCACTCGTGCACAATAGGCTACCAAATCAAGAGCTGACATAGACCTTGACGGATAACCTGGTGATTGTGAATGACTGATAAGCTTTACTTTCATAAATAAAATAATCCTATTTGTAAGTTGGATAACATAATTCTAACACACTTGAATGTGTTTGTCAACTGTTATTTATAGAATTTTTTGTTATAAGCATATTCTAAAAAAATATAAAAAAAGGGTTGACAAATGATTTGTTTTGTAATAGAATATACCCATCAAATATGAAATTGTAAGGGAATCAATCTAATGACCTTTAATATACATATACACACGGGCGTGGAGAAACGAATGAAGCTAGAAGAGTACTTTGAATTTTTAGACGACTTGAGAGCAAGTGGAACGATAAATATGTTCGGCGCTCCTAAGGCGCTACAGGAGATGTTCGGCTTAAGCAAAGCTGAATCATTTGAAATTTTTACAGCATGGACGGAGAAGTTCAAAAATGGAAGTAATTAAAAATCTTGAGAAGAAGCAAGAGGCTTTACGAGAAGCTGAAGTAGCAATGTTGTCATTGAATAGCCACCTTGGGAAGGAATACTTCTCAAAAGAAACTATGGCGATGATTTCTGAGTTGAAGGTAGACCTCTACGAAATCGAAGATGCGCAAGAGCATCTAACGTCAACATTTGGTCCAATGGGGCCGGTACCTGGAGTTGGTTAATTTAAAAACAAATGAAATTATTTTCAAAAAAAGGGTTGACAAATCCATTTGAATATGTTATAATAGTCCCATCTTTTAAGGAAATAGGAAATTAGATTATGAAAAAGCTTGTGATTCAAACTCAATATCTCGAAAACTACGCAGCATGGGACTGGGACGGCCAGGGTCGATGCCCGCAAGGTTGGAAGCCTAAGGGTGGCTCTACTTACGTATTGCCTAACTGCGGTGCAGATGTTGATATGGATGCAGTGGTAGATGCTGTTTCCGCTCACATCACAACTAATAACGACCACACTCGTGAGTACATTATCTCTTATGAGGTCGTTGATTCTAATGTCCAAGTCTGTGAAGACTGGGAGACAGTCACTGAGTTTAATCTCATCGGTGGTACTGTCAACTTTATGAAAGTTACTGACAACCGTGAAGACGGCTGGATGCGTAAAGAGATTCTCGAGAAAATCGAGACTTGGACTATGGGCGAAGGCTATATGGACCGTGAGAACTACTCTGTTGAGTTTCTTATGGAAGACGGAGACTTCTGTCATAGCGAAGTTGAACTAAGAGAGTGGTTTGAAACCGCTGAGGCTGCTTAATGGCAAAGCAAGAAGAATTTAGAATACTGACGGCTCGACAACACGTTCGAGAGCGTATCGGTATGTACATGGGCTCTAGTGCTAAAGAGTCCATTGAACGTTTCGTATTAGGCGAATGGAAAGTCGTAGAGTATGTTCCTGCTCTCACCAAGATGATTGATGAGATTTTGGATAATGCTATCGACGAAGCTATTCGTACGAACTTTAAGAAAGCAAACAAAATCAATGTTACTGTAAACGAAGCAACAGATACAATCACAGTAACAGACAATGGTCGTGGTATTCCTCACGACACTATACACGATGAAGAATCTGGTAAAAAGATTCAGCGACCAGTTGCAGCTTGGACAAGAGTTAATGCTGGTACTTCCTTTGATGATGAAAGGGTGACTATTGGAACAAACGGTGTTGGTTCAGCAGCAACCAACTTTTTATCTACATCATTCCAAGGTAAAACTTGGTCTGGTGGCAATCTTCTAGAAGTAACATGTACGGACGGGGGCAATACAATTGATGTTAAAAACAAAAAAAGAGCAGGCTCCGGAACGGAAGTTACTTTCAAGCCAGACTTCGGCCTATTTGAGGTTGATTCGCTACAAGCTTTGGGCACGTTGGATTTGTTGGAAGACCGACTTATATCTTTATCGATGTCGTTTCCAGAAATTCGTTTCTCACTTAATAACAAAAGGATAGCGATTAACGACCTAAAGAAATATGCTAATCAATTCAGCGAAGATACTATTATAGAGAAAACTCCAAACTTGAGTTTCTTCTTCGCTCCATCTGAAGACGGGTTCAGAACAACATCTTATATTAACGGTGTGAATACTCGTCAAGGTGGTACTTATGTCGAACACATTGTAAATAATACTGTCGATGAACTAGTAACACTCATTAAACGAAAGCACAAAATTGAAGTTGCCAAAACGACTATCAAAGGTGGCTTGACTTTTGTAATGTTTGCTCGTAACTTCGTCAATCCTAAGTTTGACTCTCAAACAAAAGAACGATTGACCAATAGTCTTAATGACATTCGACAGCATTTGGATACAGCAGAAATCAAAGACTTTGTAGTATTGGCTCGTAAAATACTGAACACACCAGTTATTATTGACCCAATTATCGAAGCACAACTTGCTAAGAAGATGGCAGCTGATAAAAGAGCTGCAACCTTGGCTCAAAAGAAATTACGTAAAGTCAAAGTCGCGAAACATATCGCAGCTAACAGTGACGACGCTACATTGAAAATTGTAGAGGGTGACTCTGCAATGGGCTTCTTATTAAAAGTAAGAGACCCAAATACAGTTGGTGCATTCCCACTTCGTGGTGTTATTATGAACACTTGGGATATGAAACCTGCTGATGTTCTGAAAAACAAAGAACTCAGTGAGTTGGTAGCTGTCCTTGGATTAGATATCAATAATCCAGACAGCGTTGACTTAATGACTTATAAAAACATAGCTACATTAACTGATGCAGACCACGATGGTATTGGACATATCAGTCCTTTACTTATCGCATTCTTCTACAAGTTCTGGCCGCGACTATTGACAGAGCACAGAGTGAGAATTACTCGTACTCCGATTATGATATCTACCTTTAAAGACAAAGTCGAGTGGTTCTATACTTACGAAGAAGCATCTGAATTTAAACAAAACAATTCTAATTGGAAACACCGATACATTAAAGGTCTCGGGTCGTTGACAGAAGAAGAGTATGATGTTATAATTAATCAACCAAGGTACGATACTGTATCGGTTGATGATGCAGACCTCTTCCAAATGATGTTTGGTAGAGATTCTAATTTGAGAAAGGAGTTTATGTTTCAATGAGTGATTTAACGAATTTTACATCTTGGCCTGAGGATAATTTTTATCCCTTGTCAAATGTTGCATCTCGTGAATGGAAATCATTTGCGATGTATACTGTTGAAAACAGAGCAATTCCAAATATGATTGACGGACTAAAGCCGGTGCAAAGGTTTTATCTTTACAGCTCAATTGTAAATACGAAAAAAGATTTTAAGAAAGTTTCCGCTGTATCTGGTATTATATCAGATTATGGCTACAATCATGGTGAGGGGAGTGCCGCCGGTTCTGGTCAGCTCATGGCCGCGTCTTGGAATAACAACATTTGCTTAGTTGAAGGCCGAGGCTCCTTTGGTACAAGACTAATTCAAGACGCCGGTGCCCCTCGCTATGTCTATACTCGACTGCATGACAATTTTAATAAGTACATTAAAGATGTTGACTTGAGTCCAGTACACGAAGACCCAGAACATGAGCCACCTGCATTTTACCTACCTGTTATTCCATTAGTATTAGCTAATGGTACTAAGGGTATTGCAACTGGTTTCGCTACTAACATCTTACCTCACTGTCCAGCAAGTTTGGCAGAAGCTTGTGCTGAATATCTACGAACTAAAAAGATTTCAGCTGATACTATCAAAGTTAAGTTTCCAGAGTTTGAAGGTACTGTAGAGCAAGACCCACTCGAGCCTAAGCGATTCACGGTCTTTGGAGTTTACAGGAAGACTTCTAAGACACAGTTACAGATTACTGAAGTACCCTATGGGTTTGATAGAGAAGGGTACGTGAAGGTTCTGGATAAACTAGAAGATGACGGAGATATCGTATCTTACGAAGACCTTTGTGATAAGAGTGGCTTTAGGTTTGATGTTAAGCTCAAGCAAAACACAAGTGCTAAATGGAACGATAAGCAAATCATTGCTAAGTTCAAGCTCTCGAAGGTCTTATCTCAGAATCTAACTGTCATTGATTATGACGGTAAGCTACGAGAGTACGACGATGCAAGAAACATCGTTATGGACTTCTGTAACTATCGTTATGGAATCCTTGAGCAACGAATTAATAAGAATAT